AATCCTAACTTAACTAATTTGGTCATTATAACATCACTTACACGTTCATAACTTGGGTTATCTATAATGTAGGATAAAAGATGAAGTATTAAAAATGAAATACAAGATACGTGGATCCCAATATTTAATATTAATTCTAAAATCATTTTTTTTTTATTTCTTCCCTTCCAATTTACTCATTACTTGATTTAAATCGTATCTTAAATCCTTTATCTGCTCTCTTAAGATTTTATTTTCAGCTTCTAAACTCTCTACATCTTCTCTATGTTTTAGAGAGTCCAATCTTCTATATTTAGCCTTCTTTAAACATTCTTTTTTCATATTATGCATATACCAACATTGTAGTAAAATTACGCAAAACAAAAATATTCCTCCTAACATAAATATCCTCCTTATTATTTAAAAATTTTTAATATAAAATACGCTACCCAAATTATAACAGTACTTCCCCACATAAGAAATATCTTATCTTTAGGATATTTCAATTTCATTATATAATCAGTACCGGTAAACGCAGCGCTTAGAGCTGTCATTACTACCCCCATATGTCTAAATGTAGGGAGTAGTACTTCTATAACATCTTTCATAAATTTACCTCCTAAACAAATGCTAACGCTAAAAGAAATATTACTAATCTAATAACTCCACTAACCATAGCGGTTTTTATTGACATATTCATAACATCAACTGCAAATCTCATTTCACTGGACCTTGGTTTTATTATCCAAGTTAATATAGAGCATAATAAAAATATAGCTATAGAAGTATAGATAATTAAATCTAAAATTTTAGCAAATCCTAACATATAACATTCCTCCTAATTTTATTTTATTGGTACAAGTTTAAGTATACCTACTACATACCAAGATAGTATTCCGCATCCTGTTATTATAGCCATCATCTTCCAGGTAGAAAAAGCTGCTTTTAAGTAATCTTTAACATTACCTTTTTTATCTACCCAAGACCATACTACTAAACCACATATAGCTAAAGTATTTAGTAATAACATAGCTCCTGCTAACAGTGTTGCGAAAAATAGAAAAAGTTGTAAGAAAATCATAATTTACCTCCTTTAAAAATGTCTACTAGCAATAAATGATAAAGCACTAATTCCTAAAGCTATAACTCCCATAAAGGCAGTCACTACAAGTGCTACAATATATTTCTCCCATTCTTCATCTTCTTTAATTAACTTTATTATCATCTGTATAGTTGATAAAGCTGACATCCCTAGAAAGAAAATCATCACAATAAAGAATACAGAAGAAGCTGCGCTAAATACATTACCCAAATCAAATCACCTACCTTTCTATAGACATAATATATAATTTTATTATATTAAGAAAAAAAAAAGAGCTAGTGGAAATTCCACTAGTCCTTAAAGATCATTCCTAGGATCATTAAGATCACTAGGATGATCAATATTGGGACAAAGAAATGTCCCACGAACATTATGATAAAGGAAGCTAAAAAGATGAATACTAATGCATTAAACATGTCTTTCACCTCCTCTTATTACCAACTTTAAAACTGTTCCAGCGATAAACTGGAATGTCCCTAGAAACGAGAGTACTACAAATAAACGTACCCCAAGTACTAATAAAAATAAACTAACGCCGATAGCTACAACTTCAACAACGAGTGTGAATCCACTTACTGGATTCACTTTCAAATTGTGAGCTGTTTCAAGTAGGTATGCGAAACCGCATCCTATTACTGCAAATGAAATAAGAGTTAAAAGAACCCATATTCTAGCATCGATATTTGTAAATTTTAAAATTTCTACCATAATTTTCACCTTTATCCTGAATTATTATCCAGGAGTCCTTTCTTTAATATAATATTTGATTTTGGTATCATATATATAATATATAACTGTAGAAATTTTAAATATGTGAAAAAAAATGTAGCCTTACGACTACATCTTCTTTTTAAAAGAAACATCCATCTCTCTTTAAGGAATTAAATCTATCTTCACCCATATAGTCATACCAGAATTTAGTGATTTCCTCAGCGTCCTTATGAGCCATTTTTTGTGACGGAGTACCGTCATCTTTTTTCACAAATTTAATAGTCCCAGATTCTATGAATTTATCGAAATCTTCCTTATCTAACTCCATTTCCACTTCTCCTTTGTATCCTATACGATATACAAATCCACCTGTCATAAGTTTAATATATTCATTTGCTGGGTTATTATTTATTAAATCTAGGAGATCATTCTCTGAGAAATTAGGATAGTAATCCTCGAAGGTCTTCTTTCCTTCTGAATAATCTTCGTCTTTTTGCTTTCCGTTATTATAATAGAAAGAACTTGTGCCATCCTCTCTGTAATGTCTTTGGGTTGTTATTCCATCACTCCAGAAAGATGAGAATAAAACTTTTCTGTCTAGTGCATTCCATAATGTAGTAAGTATTTCTCTAGAAGATTTAGAGTCTATTCTCGGTACAGTTACAGATCTAGCATTTATAATGGCATTCTTAAGAATTTCCTGGTTATCGTGTTTAGGGATAACAACTTGTCTTAAATATTCCATCACTATAAATTTTTGTATATTATGAGGCCATTCAGCATTACCAGTTAGCATCCATGGGAAATTATATCTGCATTTTTCATCTTTGAAGATACTCCAAGGACGTCTATCTCCTAGATCTGATAGTCCTCTTATGTGATAATACCATATCTTTTCTACAACTCCTTCATACATAAATTCAGTAAGATGTTTCAGATCATATTTATAATATTTCTCACCTGGGTCAGAACATCTAGCCATTCTTCCTTCTATATCTGTCCATTCACCAATTACCTTTTCCTCTATAAAGTCATATCCTTCTCCTTCCTCTTTTTGAGCAAGATATCCTTTAACAAATCTATAAGTGATATCTTTGTCAGAATATCCTTTACTATAATCATGTATTATTCTAAGTTGCTCTTTGTAGTTTTCTTTATATCCTGCAGCTTCTATAATAATAGAATAGTATCTTTTATCAGCATCGTTATAATCTATTATTCTAAGATTATAAGCATTATAGCATACGTCGTCGTATAAGAAGTCATAATCAACTTCTGGGAATGCGTCGAATATATAAACTAACTTTTTCTTTAGCTTATCAAGAAGATCTTCTTTAAGTCTTCTTTCTCCGAAGATGGAGAATGACTCTATTTTTACTATTTTGTTACGATCTTCTTCGCTACGGCTTGTCCCTAAGATTTCGTAGCATGCTAATCTGATTTGGTCTTTTGTGATTTCTTTTTTCATATTTATTTCCTTTCTTCGTCTAGAAAACTAGACTTGTGCTTTTTATTACTCGAAGAAGCATAACTCCTTTAATTAGATTCAGACAGATAATATATAACTACTTAAAATTAACTAATCGAAAAAAAAAAAGACCCCTAAATTAATAGAGGTCTATTATGTTAATTTATTTTACTTTTGTCTAAACTCTCATCGGAATGCTCTTTTATTAATTTCTCTAACTTTTCTCCGAAGTCTGAGTTTTTATCTACAGCAAGTATTCTACCAATTACTTCTCCATTTACTGTTAAGTCTTGCTCTATATGATTATCTCCTATAGACGTGATATCTCCTTTATCTATATCGACATCTCCGAATACATCTTTTAATCTATCTATGATGTATTTATTAGGATCATTGCTTCCTCCCATTTTCCCTAATACTTCTTCTAGTATAGCATCAGCAGCTTCAGTAGCTCCTTCTTCGTCTTTATCTAACATTTCACGAACCTTTGTTAGTCTGTCAATACCAATAGAATCTAGAGCTTCGAATAAATCACTTTTACTACTAAATAATTTATTCATATCTTTATAAGTAGTAGCTCCACTAAATCCAAATACATAAGGTATTTCTACCATTCTATAATTGATATACTTCTCAATGCAGTTAAATAACATGTCATCTCTTTCAGGATCTTCTGGTGAGAATGTTATTATATACTTACCTTCTTCAAATTTCAAATCTTTTCTAAGTTCTTCGTACGCTACTCTTACGTATCTTAATAAATCATAATAATGTTCTGGTGCTTCTATCTCAGGATGCTCCTTTAAGAATTCTACAGATCTTTTGTCTATCTCTTTTTCTATTTCCATTCTTTTCTGTACTAAATCGTATAAAAAAGGAGAATGACTCATACGAGTTTTCTCCCATTGTTTAATTTCATCTTCGTTATGTAATTTTCCTACTTTTGTATTTTGGAATCTAAGAACTGATTCCATTAATTCTGGTGTGTCTTTTAATACTTCCTCATCAAATAAATCTCTAATTGTCATTACTTTCATATTCATATTATATTATCCTCCTAAAAATATTTTTAATATTCTCCATGATATTGTGCAAAGTATTTATCTGCGTCTAATTCTAACATATTAATAGCATCGTCTATCTTATATCTTATATCACCTTTTACTCTTTCTGTACAATCCAATTTTTCTATTACAGGTAATACTTTACTTATTATTTCTTTTTTCTGACTCATATTACGACTATCGTAATAATGGACGTTACAATAGGTAGTCTCTAATCTTCCTAATTTAGTCTCAGATATTCTAATACATAAACTCCAGCCCATTGCATAAAATTCTTCGTCCATTGTTTCATATTTTTTGTCATTCTCTTGAATAGAATCTCTGTCAACGTCTATCTCTAACTCTAAATTACCTTCATAACAATATCTACTAGATACTTTTCTTACATAAGATTTTTCCATAATTATTTTCCTCCTTATATTACAACCTCTCTTAAAAGACTCTTCATTAAGGTTATATTTTTAACACCTTTAAGAAGTTCTTCCCCATAAGCTAACTCATTACTTTTTAATTTATTAATTATCCTATGGATTTTATTATAAATTTTATTACTACCATTTTCAAACATAGTTAAAATTGTCCAGAATTGTCTATTGAGTTTACTAGAAGTATTCCAATTACCTCCTCTAACATCTTTCTGTCCAGTTACTACATTCAAATAAAATCTAACATTCTTTCTCTCATATACGAACATTATATCAAAGACTCTTTTCTTCCTAAATTTAACAGTGCCAAAAACTCTTTTTCTAGGAGCTATACCATTAACCCATACCGCATCATTTACTCTTTCTACAATATGATGTGGCATTAAGTTATTCTTTTCTATAAATAGATCAGTATACTCTTTATATCCTGCTTTCTTAATATTGAACCAGGAACTGTTTTCTTTTTCCATTAGTCCTGTTTGTACGTTTCTTTTTTCTTTAGGTAAGCTAATTAATCTTTCGTATTCTTTTTTTGATATAACGTTTTTAACATAATAAATCGATGGACCAGCGTGTTCTATATCGTATTCTGCTACTTCGTTCAATAATAACATAATTATTCCACATCAGTATAATATTCATCATTATCTTCTGATACTTGATAATTCTCTAAATCGAAGTACAGTCTATCATATACAGTATTTACTAAATTACTAGGATCGTGATAAGTTACATCATTTAGTCTTTTCTTAATATATCCTTGAGATATTTTAAGTGACAATGACGGTATACTTGTGATAGCATTCTGTGTAGTTTCTATAATGTATTCTGGATTAGGTTTTGTCCAATCTGGTCTATTTTTAGGATCTTCTTTAGATCTAACTTTATTTCTAAATAGTATTTCTATAATAGATTTATGTACGTCTGGTATAACCTCTCCTACTCTATCGAGGAATTCCTCTAAAGTATCTACTTCATTCTTTCCTAGTACTGGTCCTTTTCTACTCTCAGTTTTATAAAGATCTTCTATAGCATAAAACTTTTTAGCAACTCCATCATTTCTTATAACATGAGTAACTTCATTAACATTAGGATCAAGGACAACAACAGGCTCTCCTACATTAATTTTAAATTTAGGAAATCCACTAATACGGAAATCAGTGTTAGCTGTTAATAGATAATCTTTTCCTCCTTGGTTAAGTACTAACTCATCTACTCTAATAATATCCATATTACCAAATTCTTGATCGATTGGTTTTATATCTCCGTCTATATTATCATATGTCTTTTTCTTCTCTCTTAAAGGATTTATACAATGATCCCGTAAGAAAGAAACCGTTACTCCAGGTTTAAATTTTAGTCTATTAAATTCTCTTGTATAGAAAGTATTATCGTCTTCTAAATCGAACATTTCTCCCGTTGTCGTATCTGTTAAGAAGAATTTACTAGCGATTAATTGAGGTGCTGTGTTATGTTTAGTCGATAAGATTAATTGAGAGTATTTAGATATAACGTCTTTACAAAGTTCTACTCCTAAATCTTTTCTATATTTAGAAGTACTTTTATTCCAGAAAGCATGTGCTCCAAAACATGTTGCACATATTCCACTTTTACAAGCACATTTTAAAACAGATCTTACTTTAACGTATGTGCCTTTTAATTCTTCGTAATCGTCTAAGGTTACTTCTTTTAAAGATCCATCTTCTAGTACACGATATTTTCTTAATATATTCTTTATATCCTGCTTTCCTATTTTAGGATCCTCTGATACATAATAAGATTCGTAATTAATAGACCCACAATCTTCTTCTACAATAGTGGCTTCTTGAGCAACCATAGAAGCTTCTTTATTAATTACTCCTCCACGTCTAATTACCGTTCTATTCATATACATAGCATATGTATTGATAGAAACAACAACGAAGAATTGTTCTTTTGTTTTAATACCGTCTAACCATTTAACTGGAACTGCTAAAGGAAATATCTCTTCCATATTATGTATACGTGGTACAAGGTGTATTCCTCCAAATATGTTTACCATTTGGTCAGCTTTAATTCCTTCTCCTGCTATCATTAGCTCTGTTATACCAGGAGCATATACTTTCTTAAATGCCTTCTTCATTTCATTTCTATGCTGGTATATTTTCTCAGGTGTCCAGTTAGGATCAATTTCATCTCTAAGAAGTCTGTCAAGTTCAGGATTTCTTATAGCTTCTTGAAGCACATTTAACAGATTAAAATCAAGAGATACCTTCTTACCACTATTAAGAAGATATACAATCTTATTAATAATATTAACTATCTCCATCATTATTTCCTGAGATTTAGTAATTGATATTTTTTGTTGATACAACTTCTCAACGATACTATTCATATAAGATTTATAAGTATCATATGTCAATGCTTTATCCCACATCCAAGTTCTATCAAATTTAATATCGTGTGTCTTAAATACAGTGTCTAAGCTACTATTAAGATAAGCAAACTGCACGGGGGCTTTATATTGTTTATCACCAAAACCGAATTGTTTGATTATCTTATAGTATTCTTTTTCTGAGTTGTCGTGGAGTAATTTCTCCATTTCGTTCATCATAATCATTTTTTCCATTACCTACCTTTCTATATACTAAAAAAATAAATTTACATTTTAATTAAATTAAATTGCCTCCAGAGACCAGAAGTAGAACCAAGTGTCCTACCTCTAAAATGGTCTCTAGAGAACAATTCAAAATAATAAAGGAGATGATACCAAATGAAATTCAGTATCGTATACATCTTAATAATATATAATTAAAAATTATTAAGATTCTGGTAATATATCATTAGAGAATACAGAGTTCAATACTGGTTGTCTAATAAATCCTCTTGTATGGTTTAATCTTTCTGATGTTCCTATATTACACGCTTTATATATTTTCTCTTTTAATATAGAAATATTATTTAAGAAAGGATAAGTAGAATCTTCTATAATATCTATCTTACTGTACGTTGTAATATCTTTAGGTATGTCTCTTAATCTTATTCCAGGGAGAGACAGTCTATTCTCTTCTACATACTTCGTCAATTCTTGTTTGCCGTACTCCTTACATACAAATGTAAATTCGAAGAATTTATCATTAGAAGCTACAGCTTTCTTAATATAAATAAGGAATATAGAATCCATTGTAATAAATGTAGAATAACCTTCTTTACTACCTATGAAATTGAAGTAGTTCGTATCAATGTAAAAATCAAGAACTTTATCTAGCATTTCATTGAAATCCATTATATCGGTTTCTAGATTATTAATCATAGCTAATACATTAAAAGGTACGTATAAATAACCATCTGTAATAAAAGATATATCTTCTAACTTAACACTTTCTTCTACAAAAGGTAATGTAGATCTATATAAATCTAAGGCTTCTTCTGGTATCTCTAATTTAATACCATTTATTTTATTAATGGTAAATTCACTATCGGGATTATTTTCTAAATATGTCCAGTCGAATTTATACACAGTATTTTTATCAGAATCTAGTACGAGATAGAAAACATAAGGCTTCCTTTCGTATCTATCTTTATTAAACGTACGAAGGCTGCTCTGGTACTTTAATATGTCTTCTTTATTTTTAATTCTAACTTTTTTGAATCCGTTAATAATCTCCTTTTTCATACCGTCATATCTCATTATTCTACCTCCTGTATTATTGGATTTAAACTAGCGAAGAATTCATCTCCAACTGGTTCTCCGTTAGCTGCTGGATTAAGAAGTATTCTAATTACATTATTCAGACAAGCTAAATGTTCTTCATGTGCGTCAAGTATCTCCTCAGGTGTTTCTTTATCATTAAGAAAATCTAATACAGAGATATCCGTATTATAATCAGGATTATTCTGCTTAAATTCCCTTATAGTATTTAACATCTTTTTCTCGTTTTCAGAAACAACCGACATCTGTTTATCTATAATAGATATGAAATTGTCTATTTCTGATTGGTTTTTCTTTTGTTGTTGTAATAGATTAATTACGATCGACTTAATACTACCGATAGCTTCTTGTATTTTACTATCGTTGATATCGATATCTTTACCATAATCTCTTAATTTAATTTGCTTCATATTCTCCCTTACAGTTTCATGTAAAGGATCTAATACCATTTTATTTTCATCCAAAATAGTATCCAAAAATTTTCTTTCCATACTTATTCCTCCTAAAATTTATTTTGAATCACTTACATAATATATAATTTCATTACTTTACATTTTTTACAGGTACTATGTATTCGTTGTCTCTTAATTCTATATCTATTCTAGGAAATATAGCAGATCCGTATCTATACACTTCTATACCATCTATTTGCGTAAAGTAATATTTTGTATTAGTATCCTTATTATAATTATCCGTAACTTCTACCCAGTTACGAATTAAATTAAGTGCATTCTTATTCTTTTTATATATTTTCATTTTAACTACTATTCCGTAGTTAGTTTTATTTATATATCTTACTTTATCTATACGACACTCTCTAAATACAAATTTAGCGTCGTAGAAATTACCTTTATGATCAGTTTCATTTTCTATAGTACCAGAAGACATATTCTCACAATAATTAGATTCATTTATTAATTGTTTATCATCTAGTGATGGTAAGATAATTGTATCTAAAAATCTGGTATTAATACTTTTTTCATATTCCATATAATTTTTAGCTTTAAGATTTACAAATAATATTCCTAAAGCACATAGGAATAATATAGTTAAACCAAGCATCCATTCTTTTTTACTATTCATTTTATTCTTCTCCTTTAAAAATATGATATAACATTAGTCAGTACTTGTCTATTTATATTATTACGGACAACAGTTAATCCTAGTCCTTCTACTATAACGGCTGATAAATTCTCAAAGATTGTTATATCGTCTATAGATATAAAATCAGTAATAAATTCATCTACATCGTTGCTGTCTAATGGTATTGCTATTTTAGTTATATCTTCTATATTAGGCTTATCTAAAGTAAAATTAACAACATCGTACCATTCTTGCTTATTCTTAACTTCTTGCTTTAGTTTAGTCCAATATTCTTTTAATATAGAAAAATCAACACCATTCTTCATATATTCTATTATAGATTTATATCCGTTATACAGAGGCATAGGTAATGCTCCCCAATTTATTTCTTCTTTTTTATCTTTTCCTTGTAACTTTCTGAATCTAGAAAGTGATTTTAATAGATTAGCTTCAAATGCTCTTTTATTAGCATATTCTGTTAATTTTTGGAATTGTTCAGGATATCCTTCCTCTAAATCTTCTAATTTACCTTTAAAAGATATACTAGCTATTAAGAATGATCCTGGTATATGAATTTTCTCCCCATAGATAGCTTCATATACATTACATGCTTTTATTCTATCATTTCCTTTTTCGTAATCGTATAAATCATCAAATCCTTTCTTATATTTTGTAATAGTAAATACTTGTATATTATCTTTACCTTTAAATAACTCTACTAATTCTTTTCTGTTATTATCTATTTTATTTAATATATCTCTTATATCTGGTATCTTTTTTTCCGCTATCATATTTAAAGCTATTTCTTTAGCTTTATCGGCTAAAGCTTTATTAAAGTTTCCTTTCTTAAGAGATAATCCTTTTAGGTCAGGTTCTTTAGACGGTAAGAATACTCCTTCTTGTATTGCTATATAACCTAAGTAATTCTTAGCACCTTTAGTAACTTGTAATGTAGAAAAAAAGAATTCTTGTTTATATGATATCATATGCCTATAAGTCTCAGGTATATTAGATTGAGTAGTGTATCTCCATAGACCAGTTGCTACAATAGTTGACACAGCATTTATTATAATAGACCCTACTATATAGTCTAGCATTTCGGGATCAAGATGAGAAGTGACTTCTTTATAGTTAGGTATCTCTTTTATTTTATTCATATCTTCTTGTAATGTTAAAATAAGAGAGTCTGTATCGGTTACTATTATTCTTTCTCTCTCTATATTCTTAAATATATCTTCCGTAGAATCTAATCTTTCTCCATATTCATTAACATCTCCTTCATACCAATAAAAACCATATAAGATTTCTTTCATTATAAGAGATAATTCATCTATTCTATCTTTAATATATTCAGGACATTCCATAGGATCTAAATATACTATCTTTTTAAATTTACCATATTCTTTTTCTTCCATTAATTTATTTAATTCACTATATTTATCATTTTGATCTTTTAATAAAGATGCTATTAATTTTTGTACATAAGGTAAATGTATTATAGCGTCGAAATTAGAAGTATAGTAAACTAATTTCTTTTCTCTATCGGTTAATTTACTTATTCTCTTTTTAAGTATATCTAAACCATAATAAGAATCTTCGTAATGATGTCTTAAAATATGCTTTAAAATCATCTCCTCTGTAGGAAGAATTAATAGATCATCATAATAAGACCAATCTACTTTTTTATTAGAAGCTTGATGGATGAAATTCATATGGATACTTACATTATAAGCTCTGTAAGACCCAAAATGACTCTCTATAGTTAATCCATTCATACTAACCGTACTTCTACCTCTAACCGTAGTAGCAGATGCTATATCGTAATTATAATACTTACTAAATATATTGATCATTATACCATAAAATGTATTTAAAGCTTCTTTTGTATTACCTTGCATTAGATTATAGAAAGCTGTCTCAACTGGTTTACCAGATCCTTTAGCTTTCTTCATTTCTGTCTTATAATAAGATCTTAATTTCTTCAAGATTCCATAAGTTATAACTGCTGGTGCAGTAAATATTTCGTGCTTAAGAAATAAAGCTCCATTCTCTACAATAACATAATCATTTTTTATTTTATTCAATAAATCCATTGCTAGATGAACCTTTGTTTTCCCAGTAACAGAAGAATAAATTTCTATTTCTTTATTCATAAATTTAGTAGCAAATGCACTATTTAAATAGTCAGTATCTTCTATACCAGTTAATACTTGCATTGCTCCTATCCAAGACATTTTAAAATCCTCTAAATCCTTTATTGCATCGATCATATTTTTCCACTCCTTATTATTAAAAATAAATATTTTCTAAGCATTTAGTTTAAGTTTATCGACATAAAAGGGCTTCCCTATTGCGGGAAGCTAGCTTTTATTTGTTTCTTTTATCAGCTCTATAACTGTAATTATTCGGTGATGTATTAGGTTTACTTTTACCAGTAAGCTGATTGATCATCTCATTCATTCCATTCATAAATAATTTGACACTTTGAGAATAACCTTCTCCTCTGTAAACCATTCCTTCTACGAAATCGTGGAAATAAGTATTAACATCGTTAAATTTCTGTTGAATACTACCTTCAGCTTTAAAGTACATAGTTTCTATAGCTTGATTAACTGTTTTCTTTTGTTGTTTAGTCAAAGTTGATACATTTATACCACACAATGTAGCTAAGAATGTAGTATAAGAAGATCCTAGTCCCATACCAGATTTAAACCATCCTGGGTAGCTACGGAATAGATAAGCGTTAAGATCTCTTACTGTCATAGTAACATCTATTTCTGTAGGCATTCCCCAGTCATTGCACGTTTCCATTTTCCTATCTATTGTTAAATCTGTTATTAAAGAATATTCACTATTTATTACACCCTGTGAGTATACCTTACATATAGGAGGAGAAGTAAAGAACCCTCCTGTCCCAGGTGGTACTGCCAAACAAGTTAACTGCACTAAAGGAAAAATTGTATTCATAAATGTACTTATTTTATCTCCCGACGGTGTTGCTAATTTTATTTTAACACTATAACTCTTTTCGAATGAGGAATTAGCCCATACATCTGGTATAGCAGGAACTCCCATAAAATAATTGAGTACGCTTTGTTGTACTTTATTTCTAGGATTTCCCAACATAGGAGAAGCAATAGCTTTAACTACTTCTGATGTTGTTCCTAAAGAATCTAACTGTTCTTTAAACGGTGAAGGATTAGCCTGGTTACTCAATGTATCAGAAGCTTCTATTATTCCATCAGCATAAAAAACAACGTACCCAGGAGAATCATCGTTCGTATTACCAGATCCTAATTTCTCTAACATAGCAGGATAACCTCCTATAGCTAAAGAAGAAAGTCCAGATCCTAAATATGCTATATCTTCAGCCGTGAAACGTGTAAAGTCAAAAACACCTTGTCTCTGTGGTACGTCTGATCCTCCACCGAAAGTAGCGGTAATACCATGGCCTTGTAATCCACATAACATAGCAGCTAATCTAGTATAACGTGCTACGTCTTTTCGGTAATCATACATGATAGATTGATTGAATTGTAAGTTACCGGTAAAGGCATCTCTGGCAATAGTCATTACTTTACCACCAACGGCTGACGTTGCAGCTGCTGCATTCTCTGATATTTGCCAATTTATAAATCCAGGCTGGAAAGCTATAAATGTACCATATCTCAATACATTATTTATAAACATTGATCCTAACGAATTAGGGTAATCAGCTAACGGCGGGTCAGTGTCTTGTAAGAAGTTTGCTGGTAGTCCACTTATTCCCCAAATAGATCCTCTAGCAGCTTTAGAAGCAGCTTCTTTAATACCCATAGGACCACGGTATCTACTAGCATTATATTTAACATGCCCACCTTTATCGTAATTGGTCTTTCCCCATAACTTACCTTCTGCTTGTTTAATTTCGTTTTCGTCGTATCCACTTCTAGTTTTACCGTCCCATTTAAGCATCTCATTAACATCTACGTCATTTCCGTCTTTATTCTCGTGTACTCCACTTCTAGTATCTTCTGTTCTAGAAGTATCCTGTTTCTTTTCTTGCTCTGCTTTTTTAGCCGCTTGCTCTTTATCCCAAGGAGATCCATATCTACTATTACCAACACCTACTAAACTATCTTTAGCTTTAGTCTTCTCTACACGGTTATTTCTAACATCGTTTGCTTTAGCTCCTTGGAATCTATCTCCTGCAACACTTTCCTTTACGTTTTTATTAGTACTAACACCAAATGGTTTAGTACCAGTTTTAGGGACAGTATTAGCAGCGGCTATTTCTGTTTTATTTCCTCTATCAAAAAGCATTATCGGTTTCCCGTTATAATTTATCAATTGTTAATCCTCCTCTCTTGTCTATTTAGGAGAGATGAGGGGAATTAAACTCCCCACATCCTTATATTTAAAATTCAAAACTTGGCATCCAGCTTTTTACTGTAGCGTTAAACTGATCGAAATTAGCTAAATCTTCACTAGCCGGTGCTGTATAATTATTAATTACTTTCGGTTCTGGTATAGGCTTCTTAGCCACTTCTTCTGTAGATGAAGCAATATCTTTATTTGTATTAGCAACTTCTTGAACAACATTCGTTTGTTCTTTAGTGGCTACTAATTGTTGTGCTGCTAAGTTTCTTTGTTGAACTGCACTTTCTCCTAATAATCCTAGTATCTTCAATAATGGATTATTACTATTTTGCATTTTCTTAGCCGCTTGTTCTACAGACTTATCTTGCCAAGATTTGTCTACAGGAGTTTCTATAGTCACAGCATCTTTAAATAATCCATTACCTATTCCATAGACACTTCTCTTGTATCCGTCAGACATCTTACCAAAACCTTGTTGTCTTACTTTATCTTTAGCGTATACTTCTCTAGCCATATTAGAAGCTAATAAATTTTGTAAATCATTCTTAGAAGAAAGATCTATATTAGCTGTACTAGGAATAGCTTCTGCTAAAGCTTTTTGAGGATCTCCCTCTTTTAACTTAGTTTTCTTAGTAGTAGGATTAGAAGCTCTTCTTTTCTTAGTAACAGAACCTGCTTGTTTTTCTGCTACACCAGGATCGTTCTTACTACCATCTTTGTTACCTCCTGATGCTGGGTTAGGCCAGAAAGCTCCTAAGAACTCCTTACCACCTCTCATCATTTTGCCGGCTACAGAAACACTACTTTCTGTAATAGCACGTCCTTGGTTTCCTCCTATAAATTTAACCGAGTCACCTGTAACTTCTGTACAAATTGCTGTATGTCCTCCACCGTCACGTTTCCATACTAATATAGCACCAGCTTTAGGAGCGTCTAATTTAGTATATTCACTAGCACCATCATTTAATGGATATAATGATGACATAGATCCTTTAAATGTAGGATGACATTTCTTAATACAATAAGATACAAATAGTGCACACCAAGGTTGTCCACTATAGTTAGATCCAAACACAAAGTTCTGATAAGTATTCATCGGATCTTCTTTAGGACTATTACTTTTCTTTTTGTTACCATGTTTACTTAATTCTTCTCTAGCAACATTAACCCAACCTGCTCCTGATGTATCAGAAGAAATTATTCCTGTTCCAGTAGTTTCTGATTTAATTTTTTCTGTATCCCATTCAAATTTATCTTTATGTAAGAAAACTTGTTGTCCAGCTGAGTTAAATACTCCTCCCCAAGTTCCTGATCTTACTCCACTCCATCCTTCAGATGTTGTTGTAGATCCTCCTGTAGTAGTGGTAGAAGAAGATGTATTACTTGATGGACTTATTACTGACTCTACTGCTTTCTTAGTAGTATCTGCTATTTTATTTACCGTATTATTTGCTATACTACAAGCTTGCAACCATTTATCTGAACTAAAAGAAGCGTAGTCTTTTAGATTAGCTTTAGTAAATCTAATAAATGCTACAGCATTAGCAGATATATCTTTACCATTTATTACTGGACTAAAAGGATATGCTAGTCTTATAGGTTGACCACAATTTCCTTTCCCATCGTAGTTAGGGTCTATTAAGTAGAATTCTTTAGACGTTTGTCTTATCATTAAATAGTAGTGATGATTAGATAATATAACTCCGCACATCTCATCTTCTCTTAACATACGACTAAATCTTTTGTCTTTAGATATATCGATACTATCGTCTCCTTGAGCTCCAGCACTAAAGAAATCACTCTTAACATATCCAGAAGATCCTTTAAACGCTTTAGCTAATCTTTGTACTTTTCCTCCTATGGACTGAGTCTTAAGCTCTGGTCTCAAATATCTATACACCATAGCCATTACTGCAGGAGCACATCCTGTATTGACATCAAATCCATCAGTAAAGTTTTTAGACCCTAATGGTACTCCAGTTAAAGTAGATCCTGCTCCTCCTTCGTTAGGGCTATAGAAATTACCTTTTTGTCCCTTTAATAGAGTAGCTTTTATTCCAGATCCACTTCCTCCTTTATTACCAACGGAAGTTCCTCCTACAGGTCCGTCTGGTCCGTAAGTTACACCTTTATATTTAAACGATTTAGATCCATCTCCGTATCCTGGTACACCAGTATCGATAAATGTATTATTACCTTTCATACGAGTAGCTCCGTAACCATATTTTCCCCAGTGCACTTGGTTAATCAACTTAGCAAGTTCTTTCTGTCTTCCGTCTGGTACAGAGTTTATAGCATCGTACATACTATCATCGTATATAGGTAATTCGTCTTTCCATTTAGCACCTTTTATTTTACTACCGTCTACTCCCATCTTAGATAAAGCGGTTTTAACTTCTCCTGTTACGTATGCAGGACCATGTCCAGAAATATCCATTAATATAAATTGTGTAGCGCCACTTTTAGCTTTTGAGAATCTACCAGCATTCCACCAATCTTCCCAAATCTTATCTGCTGTAGTAAATGGCATATCTGCGACATTACCTTCGTTTATTCCATATCTATTTCTAGCATATTTATTAGTCTTACCATCAATTCCAAATAATGTCTTACCTCCACCTTTAGAACCGTCATACCATCCACCTTCGTTTATTATCTGTTGACGTCTGGCAGCTCTAAATCCAGTAGAATTTCCTAAAGATGCTACTGCAGACGGATCTATAGGTCCACCTTCAGTCGTTGTTACTTTAGCAGTGGATTTATTCTCTAGCCTCCAATTGCTATTGCTAGTACCGCTTTTTCTAAGCATAACATTATCTTTTCTTGATAAGAAATTTAAAGGCTTAGCTTTAGCACCAAATCCAGTTGACCCTCCAGATCCTCCACCTCTATTTATAACAGACATATCAGATCCTATATTAGCTCCAAATATAGCAGCACCACTACTATAAGAGGCGATTCTTTGATCGTTAGTAGATATCTCTTGAAATTCTTGTCCTAAAGGATCTCCTAATAATAATGTACCAGAATCTTTGTATAGTAAAGCTACGAAGTGGTTATTACCTCCACTACGTGTCAATAACGCTATAGCAGCACCAGGTGTCTTAGCAGCTCTTAATATAGTCTTTTTGTCGCTAGTTACTTGACCACCAAATGAATCGAAGTAATTTAAACTCACTCCTCCAGCTGACATTACGAAATTTCTAGCCTTCTTAACTAATTCTCCATCACTTATATCGTAACCTTTATAAGCTGATATCATTTTCATAACAGCAACTGCACAACCATCATCTGCTAATGTAGACGAACCTAAGGACCCCATCATAGAAGATTGAGATACAAATAAAGCACCTGATATATAAGCACCTTTTCCTTTTATGGCTGTTCCTCTAGAAAGATCTCCTCCAGACCCTCCTTTATTTCCAGTACCTGGTTTAGAAGCTATATTATTTTGTGCGTCGTAAACTCCTCCCCAAGCACCTCCACTGGCCATCCAATCTTCGTTGTTAGACGATCCAGACATGTTACCACTATTAACATCGTCTGAACCACCACCGGAGTTATCAATTTTAGTTGTTTGCTCGTCTTGTTTATCAGATCCTCCGTTAGCTACATTTTCTTGTTGTTGTTTAGCTAATCCATCTTGATCCCAGTTTTTGAATAAGAATTCGTATAATGCCCAAGCCATTACTTTTGGTACCATATTACCAGTCGTAAGATTTATCCAGAATATCCAAGTACCTAAAGGATTTTCTCCCACTTCTAATAACGAGTTAATCATACCTCCAAGTGTACAAGCTGTCTTTTGCCAGTTAGTAGGATTATCTATATTAAACCATTCTTTTGCTGATTTATAAGCTTGCCATCCATCCCATGCTGCAAATAAAATTGGCATAGCTATATTTATATATGGTAAAGCTGCCGATACTGTTTTAGCTAAAAATTTAAAGTTTTTCTTACCTAGAGTTTTTAAAGCAACTTTCTTAACCATTTTACCAGCTTTTTTAGTTATCTTCTTCCAAGCAAATTGTATTATATCGTCTATCTTAGTAGCGAACTTTGCTAAGTGTTTTCCTATAAAAGGAATCTTTTTAATACCCTTAGCAAACTGCTTAAGACGAGAAGATCCTTCTGCTATTTCTGCCGCTTTAGAAGCATTCTTAACCATATCTTCTGCCGCTTCTCCAGCAACTTTTTTAGTAGCATTTTTAGTTAACTTTTCTGCTACATTTTCTACAGCTTCTTCTGCTCCTTCCATAGTTACTTTTTGAGCTGTTTTCTTAGCTAAGTCTTCTGCCATATTTTGTCCACTAGCCGTAGCGTCCATAGCTTTAGCCATTATGTCGTCTGCATCTAAAGGTATCTTGCCTTTCTTAGCAGCGTCCATTAATGCTTTTTTATTCTTTTGATATAATTTAATTTCACTAGGTTTCATTCCTAATAGATGTTGTCTTTCTTCGAATGAATATCCAGCAGCTCCAAATAAACCGCTAGTCATTTTATTCTTTAGCCATTTCTTCGGATTAGCTATAGCAGAGAATAAACCTGTTGGACCACCAAAACCAGGAAATAACTTTTGTAAACCTTTCCCTGCCATTTTACCTAAATCTCCTGCAGCGGATAAAGGATTGGTAATGTATTGAGCTATTTTAGGAAGTACCATTCCTCCCATAATTCCCATTATACCATTTATAATTCCATTATCAAAGAAATCTAGTAATCCTTTTTTCTTATCTTTCTTTTTATCTTTACCGTCTCCAGAACCACCGTTTGCTAATTTCTGAAGAGCTTCTGCATTAGCTCTTTCTCTTCCTTCTTGAGCATTCTGTTCTTTCAACATATTTTTAGCTATATTATCTCTATTGAAGAATAGACTTTCCTTGTTAAGATTCTCATCTGCACCAGGATTCTCTCTATTCATCATTTTTAATTTACTCTTATAAGTCTCAGCGTCTATAGCACCTACTATTCCTAACGTATCTAAACGTCCTCCAACAAGTCTTACATTTAATACGTTAGGTAATCCCGTATTTCCGCCTTTAGCACCAAAGTAAGAGCCTACTCCTCCGTTAGCTGTATTAAATTGACCTTGAGCCATATCTCCTGCTCCAGCACCTACTAGTCCTTTAGTTAAATCCATTGCTTTCTCAGTAACAGATTTCATAGCGGCTTCTACAGAGGCTTTTGGTGATTTAATTATTATATAATATTTCATTAAGGATTTAGCAGCTACACGAGAGATTGTTTTCTGTCCTTTTTTATTAGGATCGTACATTTTAAAGTTATCTTTATCGCCTTTAAAATAAAGTACGTAGTGACCTTTTCCTTGATCGTTTAAAGCTACTACAACTTTACTATCTCCTAGATTCATTTTTAAAGAGAATGTATGACCTTTTTGCCATCCACTAGCACTACAATTTAATGATTTAGCATATTCATTAAAGAATGTTAAAGTAACTCCTCTTCCTAATTTATCTAAATGATTCTCAGCTATAGGAACAAGATCTCTAGGATTAGTAACAATTCCAGTCAGTACTTCAGCAGCTTTAGCAGCTACTAATATAGCACAGGCAGACTTTCTTACAGGAGCACCACTAGAGAATCTAAGACCAGCCAGTTGAGCTTCGTCAGAAGCTTCTCCAGAAGGTATTTCTTCTTTATCTTCTTTCTTAGGAGATCTACCAGTAAACGTATTAAAGAAATTACCTTTCTTATCGTTGTTTCCTCCCATTTGTTTATGGACATCATTTAAATTGAATTTAGAAGATTCTTTATTTAACCCCATAACCTGTCTTGCTTTATCTCGTATAAGGTCTCCTATTCCTACTTCAAATCCCATTTTTCTTCCAGCCCAGTTAGCTATTCCTTTAAGTCCTTTTCCTATCCATTTTACAGCTTTCATAAATACAGGAGTCAGAGCACTTAACATTAATCCTGTTCCCATACCTACTACTGGTCCTAGTATAGCTCCGAATCTTAGGTTATTCTTAACCCATCCTCCAACTTTCATACCAGCACCAAACGCCATAGATTTAGGAAGAAATTCTCTATACATAGCTTCCATAGCAGCTTGTCTTTTAGTAACGTCAGTCTCATTACCATTCTTATCTTTCATCTTTTCGTTACCAGCGTCTGTTCCTAGGGCATCCATCATGGTACCTAATTTACCAGACATAGCTAATGACCCAGCAGCCATAGCTCCTAATAAGATAGAAGATTTAGGTCCTAACATACCAGAAGATTGTGCCATCTTAGCAGTAAGAGCACCGAAAGCTCCTACACCACCGATTTGTAAACCAGCTCTAAGTTTCTTGTTATTTTTTAAGTGGAAATTAATAGAACTTGCTAGGAATTCTTTCATGGACTGTTCTCCCTTACGAGGAGTAAAGCTTCCACCATTTTCCATATATCTTTCTGCGACGTCGTAGTCCATCATAGCAGCGTAATCTTCGTCTTTTCCGAATACTTCTCTACCAGACTTCTCTATATTTGTCAATAGATTTCTTATATGCTCTTTAGCCCAGCCTAAACCAGATCCGTCTTGAGACGCTCTTTTTAATAAGTTAGTAAGATGCTGCTTCATGCCTTTATATTCCATAGAGAATGCAGGAGCTACCATCTTGTTAAATTTAGTTCTTATTTCCTTTGTAGCTTCTTCTGGACTAAATGCCATTCTAACAGCGTCAGGAACAAGATTATCGGCTAAATCTTGATGTAATCTTTTATGGGCACTTTGTTTCCATCCTCCTAAATACGCATCTTTATCTACACGCTGTTTATTAGCTTTATTTCTCCAAATTCCATGTTTGTCTTGATAATTCTCTGCGTAGAATTTAGCTTCTGTTTTTTCCTTTTCGCTTACATTACCAGAAGTAGCATGTGCATACCAAGCTGCTGTATTAAACGCACTACGAGATGCATTTTCTATATCTTTTATTCTTTCTTCACGGAATCTATCTACTTCAGAGATAAGCATTTTCCACATTTCAGCTGCTGTGTTACTTTTCATACCTTTAAATATTCTCATGAAACTAGAAACAAATTGTACGCTCTGTTGTTGTTCTTTAGTAGGTTCTCCGTAATGGTTAGGATATATTATAGATACAAGTGTCGGAGTATCGTCGAAATTAAACATATCGAATCCCATACCAGCATTATCGTATCTATCAGCTATATGTGACATAATCATTAGTAATTGGCTAGCGAGTACTTTACGCTTATGATCATCTGACAAAAGTTGTTTAAGGTATTTTATTTCTGGTTCATTTCCTAAGCTAGCGTTGTTAAATTCATTAAACAAACCACCATAAACACTACCATCGCTATATTTCTTTCCTAATAATCTTTCGGTAACTTTACTTAAGCTTTTATCTACTTTAGCACCATAAGCTTTACTTAACGCATCTCTTCCAGAAGAAACACTTTCGAATCTGTTTGTATCATAGTTCCATAATTCTAAATCTTTCTTCCTGTCAGCACCTCTTGCTAGGGATTTATTAATTTTAGCTAATTCTAAAGGAATTACTTTAGTTAATGCCGTATGAGCTGCTCCATCAAATGTCGCTCTAGCTTTAGCATCTTTATGTAAGAATTCTGATATGTCTATACCGTAATTTCTTTTTTGACTACTTCCGAATGCTGTTCCGATTAATTTCTTCCATTGGTTATTAGAGCCACCCCAAGCGTTCATCATGGCTTCCATAAATTCGCCAGGATTACTTAAAAAATTATTTATTTTAGTACCTCTACGGACACCAAAGACTTTATTCATCCCAGCTTCTTTAGCAGAGTCTAATCCCATCTGGGCTATCATACCAGGAGAGAATTGAGTAAGCATAGGTAACATACCTAATGCCATAGTAATTCCCATTCCTCCTCCACCAGGCATGAACTGTTCTATAGCCGTTTTACCTAATTTAAGAGCTGCTTGTTTTCCAGTCTTCATTAATCCTTGTCCATTAAATAATTTCTTCATAATGGATTCATTAATTTTTTCTTCTCTTTTTCTTCCTTTATCGTCGATATTAAATCCTATTTTAATATTCTTATTAATATCTTGTAAAGTCTCTAATATTTTATTTTGAGTATCTAAGTTTTTTTTATAGTATTCTGTCTGTACTATCTCACGGAAATTACCTTGTTTTACCATTTCCTTTTTAATATCAGTAAGAACAGACATTGACGCATTGTGATGTTTAACCATAGCTGACATATTATCTGCGTGTAATTTAGAAGATAATGTCATTTGTCTAGTAGTTAAACCAGTAAACAATTTAATCTGATTATTAAAGCTACCACGTGATGTAGAACCAGATTTCGTCAATGGTTTTATTTTAGTCTTACTAGCAACCAAGTCGTCTTGCGTTAATATTTGTCTATCAGGTGCAACATCGTTAGCAAAACCTAAAGACGCAGATTCTTTTTCTTCTAAATATTTAAATTCCTTACTTTTTATAATAGTATCGAAATTTTTAGAAT